GCATAAATTCTTGATTTGTGAAAAGATGATATTTTTTTCTTTACATCATCAAGTTTCGAAACATTGTCAACACCGTAAGTTTTAAAGACAATTTCTTTGATTTTTTCTTGAGTTTCGGCTAAAGAAAATCCTGTATTTTTGCCTAAACATCGAGAAGAACAATAAATTTTTGGGAGGGCACGGCTATAAAATCCGGATTCTTTGCCGCATTCTTTGCAAATTGGTTTTCCGAACTTTTTGACATATAGTTCTTTTCTTTTCTCAAATTTATCATGTCCAAGAGCGTAGGATGAAAATTTCCCTCTTTTAAAGTGAGGTCTTTCTTCACACAAACCACATAAGCACTTAGGTTCAATATTAGAATATTGAAACTTCACGACATAATCTTCAAGCGACATGTCGTGAAGTTTCTTTATATGAACTGTCAATTGCCCGCCAGAGTTGTTTTCAAATTCTATTTGACATATTTGACATTTTTCCATATCCTAAATATAGGATAGGTTGATCAATATGTAACAAATGTGCCTATGAGCATTTACTATTTCCGCATGATCTACACGTAAGACAACCTTCCTGATAGATGAGACCGTCTTCGGCACCGCAGGACTGACACTTCTTGTCAGATGTTGACTTTGTACCGTCTGGTATGTATCCCTTGAGTGTTCTTGCAATAACTCGCGAGAAGCTCTGCATATCACTATGCTTATCCTTCTGAAGCTGTTCAACAACGTATTGAACTGGGATACCGTGACGCAGAGCAAGAGAGAGCGAGCGTGTGAAAGCACCATGAAGAGGATTAGCGAAGAGCTCGACAACATCCTTAAAGACAACTACATCGTCGTCTCCGACGGGAATAGAGAGATTGTAAGTTGCAACACCGTCCTTCTTGCCGTTCTTGATAAGAGTTCCGTGCTTTGCCTTCTTTGGCACTTCGACGTGTGAAGAGAGTCCACAGAATACTTCGTAAGGCTTTCCTTCCATCATTCCGACAAGAACAAGATAGCTTTCCGTACCGGCAGAACCCTTTACGTTAATTCTATGAATATCGCAGGGTAATTCCTTAAGACGCTTTGGTGCGTGATTCTCTGTGATTGCAACAGGCTGACCGTCAGCTTGCTCTTCTTCTTTCTTTGGTTCATCAGAAACGAGAACACCTGTCCTGCATCCATCACGATAGACAGTGAATCCCTTGCAGCCGGACTCCCACGCTGCCATGTAGACCTGAGCGACGGTTTCCTTGGACGTTGCATTAGGAAGGTTACATGTCTTCGAGAGGGAGTGACATACCCACTTTTGAGCTGCCGCCTGAAGCTTCACTGACATTTCCCAATCAACGTCATTCGACGTGGCCTTCCAATACGGAGACTCCTCAACATTGTCTCCCTTTCCTGTCACTTCCATCCACTTCTTATAACCGTGGTGATAAACCTTATACTCCTGCCACTTGTCACCGAGCTGATCCACAAAGTCCACGCGGGCGTCTACGTCTGTTGATGTGATCTTCTTCCTGCGTGTATAGGAGACCAAAAACGCCGGCTCAATGCCGCTTGTTGTTTGTGTTAGGCAAGAAACAGAACCCGCCGGTGCCGTGGTGGTAAGGGCTATATTTCTGCGGCCATGCTTTAGGTAATCTGCTCGAAGCTCTGGATCTACAGAAATCACCTTTTGGATGAACTCGTGTTCGGCCTCGAGTTTGTGGGAGAAGATCGGGAATGCACCACGCTCTGCTGCCATTCGAACCGAAGAACGGTATGCATTAACCTCGAGGACCTTGTAGATCTCCTCAGTCTTGTCAACCGATTCCTGGGAACCATAGCGGATGTTGAGTGCCGCGAGAGCATCACCCATGGCAGTGATGCCAAGACCGGTTCGACGACCCTTCGAAGCTGCATCTTTAATCTTTCTCCACAATGCTAGCTCAGAGTGCTTTACGGCCTCAGATTCAGGGTCTGACTCGATCTTAGCTATAATTGTGTTAACTGCCTCGAGCTCAAGATCGACGAGGTCATCCATGAGACGCTGTGCAACCTTGGCAGCCCGACCGAACGCAACGTAGTCGAACGTAGCACCTGCATCATACGGATTCTTCACGAACTTGGCGAGGTTGAGGAGTAGGAGACGACAAGAGTCGTATGGAGAAAGAACGATCTCACCACATGGATTGGTGGAAACTGAACCGTAACCGAGCGAGGCATAAGCCTCAGTAGGCGTGGCCTTCTTGACAGTGTCCCAGAAGAGGAGGCCTGGCTCTGCAGAAGTCCAAGCAGCATCGATGATCTGGTCCCAGACTTCCTTGGCCTTGACGACCTTTGTAACCTTGGCATCAACCGCCGATGCATCGACAGGCCATCTGAGTGTGTACTCGGTATCGTCCTTGACAGCTCGCATGAATTCGTCTGTGAGACGAATTGAGATGTTGGCACCGGTAACCTTCTTGAGGTCGCGCTTGATGTTGATGAATGTCTCGATCTCGGGATGGTTGACGGAGACTGTCAACATGAGGGCACCTCTGCGACCGCCCTGAGCAACCTCGCGGCAGGTGTTTGAGAAACGCTCCATGAAGACACCGATGCCGTCCGTCGTTCCAGCCGCATTCGCTGTATGCATGCCCTTGGGTCGGATAGTGGAGATGTCGAAACCGACTCCTCCACGGCGCTTCATGATCTGTGCCTGCTCCTGATCGGCGAAGAGGATGCCACCGTAGGAGTCCTCAGGGGCAGCAATGACGAAGCAGTTGGAGAGAGACTGAATCTTATATGGATTGCCCATGGCAGACATGGGCGATCCTTGCGGAACGATTTCCCACTTCGACAGGTACTCGAAGATTTCATCCTCGCTTAGAGGATTTGGATACTTCGCTTCAATTCGAGCAAATTCTCTCGATAACCTACGGTGCATGTCAGCAGGTGTTTTTTCGAGAAGAGCTCCCGATGAATCACGTAGCGCATACTTCGACAGAAACACAGAGGCTGCCAATTCATCGCCGCCAAAGTATTCCAACGAACTTGTGTAAGCCTCTTCCTGCGTATAACTTGTCATGTTTAAATTTGTCTCCAAGTAGGTCCAATAATTATTTTGATTATCTCTAGTCGAGCCGTAGATTTTCGAGATCTAGACATTATATCACACCTCTACGGGCGACTTTCCAAAATCTTTCTTTAGCTCTCTCCATTTCGAGAGAATTGCCTTCTTCTGCTCATCTTCTGCGGCGGCGACGCTATTGACTTCGGGGGAATCAGATTCTCCTGTAATATCAAATTTACTTCTCGCAGTATTTATCTTAATGGGATAGACAAGACCATCTCGTCCTGCTCTGTTCTTAGCAATGTATAGACGTCCCCAGCCTCCCGCCTTTTCGTGAGGTCTTCTCGAGACTGAAACAATTACGTCACAAATCATTGCTTTTCCATATGCTTCTGACATATTTGTCATGTCAATGACCTCGCTATTAGCGCCATCTTTGTTGGACTGGGATGCGGTCCAGATGGGAACACCTAGTTCCATAGCCATCCCTCTAAGTTCTTCGTAAACAAGCTTGAGTTCATGTCTTAGTGAGTCAAACTGCCTTGAAGACCGCATAATATCAGCATAGTCAATAATAATCATGTCAGGCTTAAAGCCCTTGAGATCAAGACGCTCAATATGTGAACGAAGCGTATAGACGGAAGCTGTATTGGTCGGATATTCCTTGATGAAAAGACGCCCAAGTCGATTTTCTTCGTAGAATTTTACCACTTCGTCCTTGCGATCCATCACTTCGTTTGAATCAATGTCGCACAGATTAGAGTCATAACGAATACCAACTGCAGTTTCAGAGAGCTCGAAAGTATAGTGTAGCACATTCTTTCCTTCCCTGAGCGCATTTGCACCAATCATCGTCAACCAGTGAGATTTACCAGAACCAGACGCGCCTACCACGCAGAGAAGTTCACCCTTGCCGCTACCACCGTTGAGGATCTCTTTCTTATCAAGTTCTGTTAGACGAGTTGGGATGGTATCCCTCTTCAGCTTAGTGAATCGCGCATCCATCTCGTTGAAGAAGTCGTGGCCTACAGAAGGTGCTGTTCCAACCTGGACTGCCTTCTTGATCGTCTCAACGATGGACTCATACTTGTTGGCCTGCATCTGATCGACTGCAGACTCCAATGCCTTCTTCAGCGCCTGCTTGCGACAGAATTCTAAGGATTTTTCCTTAACATACTGAAGGTCTCCTAGGTCTGGATTAGACTTCATCCGTTGAAGATAATCAATTATCTGATCTCTAAGGATGACGTCGGTACCAGACTTTAGGTCGTCTTTGATAATAGTAACAAGCAGCTGAAGAGACGGATAGACTTTGTACTTCTTTGAATAAGAAAAGTAACGATCTGCTAAAAACTTTAGATAGTTGACCTCAAAATAAGATATGTCAATAACTTCCATCATCTGTTCGGCAAACTTATTGTCAACTAAGAATGCTTGACAAAGCTTCTCTTGAAAAGACTTGCCGAACTGACCGAATGATACGCTGTTTAGTTTGCTTTCTTTCTCTTGCATCATTTATTCTCCGAAGCGAATCTCAATCCGTCGACACACGACAAATCATAAAAGAATCCTTCGTAATCAAAATCACTGATTCCTTCTTTAATCAGCAACCTAATAAGACCCATCTTATTTACTGCAGGTTCAAATGTATCCACAACGTGTTCAATGCGTTTCATCTGATCACCTGAAAGCATACTGCCGTCTAAGTGAACGAGCTGCCAATTTCTGTTGACAATGGCAGTCTCATCAACAACGCGCTTGTAGAGAACGCCCCGTTGTGTATGTGCGTAATTTATTAAGTCTTGCAACACGATTGTCTCTTCGCTTCCAAGCATTGGAAACTTCTTTGCTACACTCTTAAACCCAAGACCTTGAATGCCAGGTATGTTGTCTGAATCATCACCACAAAGACACTTTGCTAGAGCAAAGTTGTGGGATCTTATCCTGAACTCTTCAAACAAGTCTTCATCTGTAATGAATTTCTTCTTATAGAGAGAATAGATCTTAGTCTTCGGTCCAAGAAGCTGATACATGTCTTTGTCTGCAGAAACTATGACAACTTCTTTGTCTCTAAGAGGACCATTTGTCAAAAATGCTACGATGTCATCACCTTCACAATCAGACACATAGACTTGACAAACAGGTACGTTTTTCAGAGCATTGAGCAGTGTAATCAACTGATGCTGCTTGTTCTCTTCGGTGTCAGGAATGTCATCTCCGTAAAATCGGTTTAATTTACCGGGTTTTCTATTGGCCTTATAGTCTGGATATATTTTTCGCCTTCTCTGCGATCCTCCGCCCTCCCAGGTAATGTAGACGTTTGAAGGCTGATATTCTCGACACAAACGCTGAAGAGACTTGAGGAATCCAATGCAGCCACCCATTTGATAGCCGTGAGATGACATCTGGGGGAATGCACTGTAAGATCGAAGAAACATATTGAGTCCATCAATTACAAAGATTGGACGTTCGTCTGACATGTACGGAATCTACTTTACGCCTGCCGCACTTGTCAAATCAAAGTAATACTAGCGTACCAGTATTTTCCCATACCTTCACCGATGTCAAAGCATGCTTCGATTCTCATTATTGAGTCTCCAAACATTTTTGTTTTAAAGAGTTTAAAGCTATCAAAGCTTGCCACTGCCTTGTGACAAGCAGAGTCAAATTCTTTGCTCTTGATGGGAGTATAACCTTCGGAAAGAAGTAAGAGTTCGCACACTTTTTGAGATGCACTAACTCTATAGTCTTGTATCTTTGCAGAACCAAACTTTGAAAAACAATTCTTAGTCAGTTCTTTTTTGCACGTCATTATAACCTCCAAGAGTCCTTCCGGACTCTCGGAGATATTCCACGTTGTATCAAAGTCCATTAGAGAATCTGAGATGCGATTAGGCAGCCGCGAGCGACTGCATGAAGTGGATCAGAAGCGTGTCTTACTTGTCTAACAGGCAAGGGGAAACCGTTCTCATTGAGCTTCTTCTCAAAGTGATTGACAAAACCCTTGGCTTTTGTAGTACCACCAGCCACTACAACTGGCAAGGGGTCCTTAAACTTTGGAAGAGATTTGTGTCCATCCATTGCTGCTGCAAGCTGCTTCGTAGTATAGTCAATAAGCCTATCGTAATACGAAGAAACTGCGGCAAGTACCTGATTGTCACACGGCTTTCCAATCGTGAAATCTCCTTGCTCCTTCTCCGACTGAACTACAGAATCTGTCTCACCTGTAGCAACGGCAGCCATGCGATCTACCCAGTCACCAGACTTTGTCGTGGAGAACTTGACAACAGGCTCACCGTTCAGCATGACACAAACGTTAACCATACCCGCGCCCCAAGACAGGGCAACACCGGTATAGTCATCGTCCGCAAGCTCCGAGTAACATAGCGCCTCTGCTTCATTGATTGCCCGAGCTTCATAACCACATTCTTCGAGGACCTTCTTGACGACGTCCTCATGGTAGCCAACATCAAAATCATCGTCTTCCTGATCCACTGGTTGTGCAGGAACGCAGAAGACGATTTTTTCGCCCCTCTTTGTTGCCTTTCCAGCGACTTCCTTAAGTATATATGAGAGAACTCTTCTTGCGTCTTTCTCCTTTGTGGAGACTACTCCTCGATACATCGGGCGCTTAGCAGAGTCATTACGCTCTACAGCTTTTTCAATTGCATCCTTGCCGAGAATGATGTATGACCCGTCTGTATCTTTTACGAAAACTTTTCCAGCAAGTCCCTTTTCAATCATCTTCGATGCGATCGGAGTTGTAGGCTTGATCACATAAAAAGCGTCTCTGAAATCCTTGTACTCAACAGTTCCTCCGTCACCCTCAGATGAGAGGACGATAAATGAAGTTCCAACGTCTAATCCTTTAGCCATGCTTATAACTATCCTTTCATCTTCTTAAGCTGAGCGAGTTTGTTCGCAGCTGACGATATATCATCTTTTGATTGTGATACTGTCCCAAGCGGAGAACCCTTTGATTCTATGCCATCCGTAGAAATATCAGTAACATACGTTGAATTATCTATGGAGATTTTCGCCTTTGCTTGACGCTTCTGGTCTCTGTTCACCTCTGTGACAAAAGAGGAAACAGAAGACTCACCACCAGTCGATCTAAAAGATCGTCGAAGACCGTCCAAAGATCCTGCAATGTAACCGAGAGAAAAAACGACGATTAGACTAAACGTCTCCATCATCTTCCCGTACTTCCAAATCCGCCTTCGCCTCGATCAGTGGAAGAAAGTTGCTCAACATGCCGCATAACTGCGCTGGCAATTGGCATGAAGACAAGCTGTGCAATCCTGTCGCCTTTCTTCACTGTATATCTTAGAGAATTATGATTTATTAAAAGGACCTTAATCTCTCCCCTGTAATCTGAATCAATTATTCCGGGAGAGTTGAGAACTGTCACACCGTGCTTAAATGCAAGGCCAGACCTTGGACAAACCTGGGCAACATACCCACTTGGTATTTCAAGATAAAGACCTGTTCCAACAGCACTCCACTTACCAGGAGGTAAAGTAACTTCTTCATCGGCTATTAGATCGCATCCAGCAGATCCTGGAGTTGCATATAAAGGAGCCCATTGACTTCTATACCCTACTACTAAGTCACTCATCGGATGTTATCTCCTCTTCGATAATCTTTTCAATTTCAGCAGGATTTATTGTTAATGCTGCCTCAATTACAACATCGACGTACTTCTTATACTTCTCATCTCTCATCACCTCTCCGAAGTCTGCCTTGTAGAACTTCTTTGTAATGAGAACCTCGCCTGTCTTCTCAGAAGAAACAATGAGTTCCTTCCAGGCTCCTTCGCCCGAAATTGTGATCTTATTTCCTTCGAAAACGACGCCACCGTTCTCTTTGCAATACGAACGCACTTCGTCAAAGATGTACTCGTGCTCGACAATACCCTTGCCAAAGATGATGTCGAATTCACACTTCTTGAACGGAGGTGCAACCTTGTTCTTCTTGAGCGTGCAGATGACGTGGATGCCGATGATGTTGCCGTCCTTATCCTTGACAGGCATGCCACTGGTGAGTGAGATGCGAACAGAAGCGTGGAAGGGAATGGCCTTGCCGCCGGGAGTGGTAGTCGGATCACCGTACATGACGCCAATCTTGTCACGTATCTGATTAATGCAGATGAGTGTCACATTGTTCTGCCCAATGACACCCGTGATCTTACGCATGCCCTTAGAGATGACACGAGCTTGCAGACCGATCGTGTTGTCCTCATACTCACCGTCGAGTTCAGCTTTGGGCGAAGTCGCTGCAACAGAGTCCCAGATGACAACAATTGGTACGTTCTTCTCGATTATTTGCTTCGCCTTGGTGATGGTCGATTCAATAATCG